GCCTGTAATTTTTTAAGGAGAAATGATATGAGCGAACACAAGGAATCTTTAGTTAAGGTCCTTGAATACATCGTCAACGATGAGCAGGACAAAGCTGCTGATCTCCTACACAGCGTATTTGTTGAGAAAGCCAAAAACCATTGGGCAAGTATCACCGAAAGCGATGAAGTAGTAGAAGACGAGATTCAAGAAGAAGATCTTGATGAGACTATCGATCTTGATGAAGCTGACGATGATTCAGAGGACGACGAAGTAGAAGAGGCAATTAATGCTTCTGATGCTGAAGAAGATTTCCTTGATGATATCGAAACAGCCGAAGAAGAGATCGCAGACGAAGAAATCATGGACGATGAGGACATGGATGACGAAGAAATGGCAGAACCAGAAATGGATCTAGCTATGGATATGGATGCAGACGGTGACGAACCAGAAGGTGAAGAATCAGATGCAGAAGAAGCAATGGACAACGTAGAAGACGCAATTGCAGAACTACGTGCAGCATTTGCAGACATGATGGGCGACGATCCAGCAGAAGATGAGCCAGCAGAAGAAGCAATTGCTTTTGAAGCAGACGAAGTTGAAGCAATGGAAGAAGGCGCTACAATGTCAGCAGTTAGTGTATCACACAGTGATAACAGTGACAAAGGCAGTCCAGTAGCCAAAGGCGCTGGTAATGCACATGCTAAACCACACCCAACAGATACATCAGAAGGCGCTAAAGCTAGTGCTCCTGCTGTAAAAGACATGGGCGTAAATGGTCCTCAAGAAGCTGGATCGCCAAGTGCAGCACCTGCACCAAAGCGTGAAGACACAAAGTCAGACAGTCCAATCAGAGGAATGAAGTAATATGTTTACCTCGCTAAAAGAACACTTAACATTTAATCAGGCAAACATTGTCACCGAAGCTATTGAAGAATCGAACGGTGGCAAAAGCCTGTACATGAAAGGTATCTTTATTGAAGGCGATGTACGCAATCAAAACAATCGTATCTACACCAAAGAAGAAATTTATAGTGCTGTAAAAAGTATCAATGAAAAAATTAAAGGTGGGTACAGTGTATTAGGTGAAGCTGATCACCCAGATGACCTCAATATCAATTTAGATCGTGTAAGTCACATGATCACTGAAATGGATACTGATGGTGCGAACGGTATCGGCAAACTTAAAATTCTACCAACTCCAATGGGAAACATTTGTAAAACCCTATTAGAGAGTGGTGTTAAACTAGGCGTGTCAAGCCGAGGCAGCGGCAATGTTAACGAAAACGGAATAGTTAAAGATTTTGAAATTATTACCGTAGATATCGTAGCAAATCCAAGTGCTCCTGATGCTTATCCCGATCCAATCTATGAAAGAATTATGAATCATAGCAGGGGTAATGTACTATTGGATGTCGCTAGTGCAACTAGACACGACAAAGGCGCACAACGTTATCTCCAGGAAGAGGTGACAAATTTTATAAAAAACCTGAAGTATAGGAGAGATTAATATGGCTCATGCAATGGATGAACTATTAAACTCAAATACGCTCTCCGAAGAGGTCAGATCTTCATTATCTGAGGCTTGGGATACCCAACTAACAGAAGCTCGTGAGACAATCACAGCTGAACTTAGAGAAGAATTTGCACAACGTTATGAAAATGACAAAGCGCAGATTGTTGAAGCCGCAGATACAATGATTGGTGATGTTATTGCAAAAGAACTTGAAGAGTTCCAAGCAGACAAAGCCAAAGTTGCAGAAGATCGTGTATCCTATCGCAAGCACATGAAAGAGCATGCAAAATTGCTTGATTCATTTGTGATGGATACACTTCGCAAAGAAATTAATGAACTTCGCGAAGACCGGGTTGTTCAAGAAGCAAACATGTCAAAGCTGGAAGGCTTTGTTATGGAACAACTCACTAAGGAGCTCAATGAGTTTCATGAGGACAAACGCTCACTAGTTGAAGCAAAAGTCAAAATGATTAAAGAAGGCAAAGAAGTTATTAATCAAACTAAAGCAGACTTCATTAAAACAGCCGCAACAAAAGTTAACGGAATTCTTGAGAACACACTCAAGAGTGAACTTAACACACTGCGTGAAGATATCAAAACAGCTAAAGAAAATACCTTTGGTCGTAAGATTTTCGAAACGTTTGCAGCTGAGTTTATGGGTAGCTACTTAAACGAAGGAACAGAAGTTTCTAAGTTATCAAAAGTAGTTGAAAGTCTACAAGGTGAGATTAAAAATAAAAACAAAGCCATTGCTGAGAAAGAAGTATTAGTACAAGAGAGTGCAAAACGTGCTCGTATTGCCGCTGATACAGCAGAAAGAAAGCAAATTATGCAAGAAATGATGCAACCTCTCAGCAAAGACCATAAAGAAATTATGGGTGCATTGCTCGAAAGTGTAAAAACTGACAAGCTACAAAATGCATTTAACAAGTATCTACCATCAGTATTGAAGGAAGATGCTAAAAAACCCCAAAAGAAGGTACTTAGTGAATCTTCAAAAGAGATCACTGGAAATAAAGCACTACACGAGTCAACAGAAGTTGAATCAGGTGCAGACATTGTTTACCTTCGTAAACTAGCCGGTATTAGTTAAGGAGACCGAAATGGCAGACAACCTAATGGAAAATTGGAGCGAAACTAAAATAGCTCTAACAGACGGTCTAACTGGGACTAAGAAAAAAGTGATGGAAACAACACTTGAAAACACCAAGAACTATCTCGCAGAGGCAGCTTCTTCTGGTGCAACTCAAGCAGGAAACGTAGCAACACTTAATAAAGTAATTCTTCCAGTGATTAGACGTGTTATGCCAACTGTTATCGCCAACGAAATCGTTGGTGTTCAGCCTATGACAGGCCCAGTTGGACAAATCCACACACTACGTGTACGTTATGCAGAAGCATTTAACTCAACAAGTGGTGTAGATACAGCAGCAGGCGATGAGGCACTAAGCCCATTCAAAATCGCTGAAGGTTATTCAGGTGATGCATCAGCTGCTTGCCCGGGAACCACAGCACCATTAGAAGGCCAAGCTGGTAAGCGTATGAGCATCCAGATCTTAAAGCAAGTTGTTGAAGCTAAGACACGTAAGCTATCAGCACGTTGGACATTTGAAGCCGCTCAAGACGCACAGTCAATGCACGGCTTAGACATTGAAGCAGAAGTTATGGCAGCTCTTGCACAAGAGATTACAGTTGAAATTGATCAAGAAGTTCTTGGTTCACTTCGTAGTCTTGCTGGTACTGAGTTCACATATAACCAGGCAGCAGTATCTGGTACAGCTACTTACGTTGGTGATGAGCATGCCGCATTGGCAGTTCTTATCAACAGAACAGCTAACTTAATTGCATCACGCACACGTCGTGGCGCAGGTAACTGGGCAGTTGTTTCACCAGCCGCTTTAACAGTTCTCCAGAGCGCAACAACAAGTGCGTTTGCACGTACAACTGAAGGCACATTTGAAGCACCTACAAACACTAAGTTTGTTGGTACACTAAATGGTGCAATGAAAGTTTATGTAGACAGCTATGCTAGTGATACACAAGCAGTTCTAGTTGGTTACAAAGGTTCAAGCGAAGCAGATGCAGCCG